GAGCCATACATAGATGCAGAGTGTTCTCCATCTACTGCTGTATATCTCCAATGTATTGTCTTAACTACATTCTCTGAATCTGTTTCAAAGTTTGGAAAAGACCATTCGTATGTTATTGCCATAGTTTATCTCCTATTATAGTTGGTTGGTTTCTAGAGCTGTTATTCTAGCTTCTAATTCTTGAATTGTATTTTTTGTTAACATTTTTATCATCTTTGATTAAGTTACGCCTTTAATCTTATAACAGTTATGCCATAAAATTTAGTATGAGTAGAATTAGTATTTTGTACAGTTAGTCTTACTACGCCAGAAGATTGAAAAGCTAAAGACATACTACCAGTATTAGTAACATTATTAACAATTTGCGTAACTAATGTAGTTGTTGAGCCACCTCCAAAACCTCCAACCATCCACATGCCTGAAATATTTCCACTAACACTGTTTCCATATCCAGTAACTAATATTAAAGCACCATTTACCAAACCAGTTCCAATAGTTATGTCGTTTGTTGCAGTAGTATTTGCTAGTACAGTATGATTAGAAGTCGAAAAATTTGACGTACCTCTAACATCTAATGTTCCAATAGGAGAACTTGTTCCAATACCTACATTACCAGATGAATCGATACGCATACGTTCTGTATTTTCAGTTTGAAAAATTAAAGGATTTCCATTTGTATCTCTTAATCCAACAAAACCCTCACCCAAACTATTAACTCCTACATATAAACCATTGTTATTAGCTGTTCCTGTAGTTGTAGTTGTAAGTTGTAAAAATGTGCTTCCTGAAGAATTTAGTTGCATTTTCTCATTAGAAGAACTTGTGCCAATACCTACGTTACCATTAGGGTCAATAACCATTCTTGTATTGCCACCACTTGAACCTCTAGTCCAAAATTCAAATTGACCATAATTATTTGTGGTATCTGTTAATTTAAGTCCAAAAATACCTGCACCTGCTCCACCTACAGTATCATTAAATAGTATTCTGCTGTAGGTATTATTAGTACCATTAATATTTGATAGTTCTAAATTTTGAGTACCATTTCCTATACCTGTGTTGTTATCATCTACAGCTATTGCAACTTTTTGTCCTGGAGAACTTGTACCAATCCCTACATTACCAGAACTGTCTATACGCATACGTTCTACAATAGCACCCCCTGTATTAAATGTTAAAAAAGTATTCGCAGAACTTCCACCAAAAGTAAATTTATTATTAGTGTCATCATAAGATATGATAGCTCCACTTGCATCTGAAGGTGAACCGAATCTTATTTGTGAACTATTAGCATTTGGGGAAGATATACATAATTGAGTATCTCCACTACTTTCTAAAAATAAATGAGTACCAGATGCTGGACTTGCTCCAGAAGAACCACTAGCAATATGCAATATAGTATCAGGAGAAACTGTACCAATCCCAACATTCTCACTACTATCTATAGTTATAGCTGTGCTTGTAGCATTGTCATCTATACCTGTAGATGAAAAGTTTAGAGCAGGTATGTTAGCTTTATCTCTTGCGTTACTCATTATAATTCCTCTGATTGACTAGCTTTAAAAGTTTCATAAGCATCTTTAACATCTTGTGTCCAGACTGCATTACATACTGCTTGAACCTCTGAGTGTTCATTAGTTATATCTGCATCTGGCATCAAAGCATGTCTATGATACTTTCTTGATAATTCTTCGCCATCTTCCATAACTACAGTATCTGTTCTTACTTGAACTGATTTGTATTTTCCGACCACTTCGATTTTACCAATCTGTGTCTCTTTAGTTATTGCCATGTGTTGTCTCCTTTGTTGTCATTGTTAATTTGTTTGATACATTCCTGATATGTCAAATTGTGTGTTATATTCTAAATTTGAAGCATTATAACCTGCTCCAGCATCATTATTTACAGCAACCTGTGTTCCTGTACTTATATAAGAACCCATAACATCTGGGTGTTTAATAGAACTAAATTGATTAACTGAAACAAATTTTACTAATCCTGTTCTACCAGAAATACCTCCTGTAAATGGTAATCCTGCAACATTTAAAGCACCACTTGGAGAACTTATTGCACTTAAAATAACTCTAATATCAAAATAAACTAATCTACCAATTTTAGTATAGTTACCTGTTTGAGTTGAATGAGTTACACTTCCACTACCAACTGTTATTGCAGGTGTAAAAGTTCCTTCTTCGTAATCGTCTAATTTGTTTGCTGTGCCTGTGCCACCAAGATAAGCACCACCACCTAAGTATAGGTCTTTAAAACGCCTAGTAGCATTTCCTAAATCAATAGCATTATCTCTTGCCGAACCATCCGAATTGCAAGGTCTTATTTCGGCAGTAACGTTATTAAATTGTAATCCAACATTATTTGAACCTGCAATATAACACGCACCACCACTACCAGTATGACCAATACTACCAACTGATGAATCACTTCTATAAAAAGTTAAAATATTTCCATCACTTGTACCTCTTGAAATATAACCAACACTTGCACTATTTGCTGTAGCTATATCTCGTCTTACTTGTAAAGTTCCTGCATTAGCACCACCTAAGACTGAAAAACCTGCATTACTAATTCCAGTAGCAGTTTTTCCCACCAATAAATTTCCAGATGAGTCAATACGCATTAATTCTGATGCACTACTATCTGCAAATCTAATAGGTGTTGCTGAACTAGAACCTATATATCCTCTGACAGTTCCATTATCAGCAAATTGAATTTTGTAAGTATTACTATTCGAACTATTTATTTCTACTGGTACTCCTGTACCTTCAACATCTAATGTTGTACTTGGAGAACTTGTGCCAATACCAACATTTCCAGATGTTTGAATAACAACTTTATCTTCTTGAGTTCCACCAACATTTGATTGAAATTTAGCAATCGTTCTTGTTCCTGTTGATGTTGGATGATAGGCTAATAATGCAAAATTATTATCTCCTGCTGAACATTGTAAAGTAGAAGTTTCGTTACTATCAATAGTAATCGCTGTGCTTGTTGCGTTATCGTCAATACCAGTTGAAGCAAAAGAAGTTAAAGTTCCTGTCTGTGTAATTCCTGTGTACGCACCAGATACTCTAGCAGATGGTACTGTACCACTAGATAAGTTGTCTGCGTTTAGTGTTGCTACTGAGAATGTTCCATAAGCAACAATATCAATTACGTCTCCTGTAGTTGCACCACTAGCTAAGACTACTGATGAACCAGATGTAACTGTAACATCTGTTCCATTTAATAATTTTACACCATTCAAATATACGTCAATGTAACCTGCATCATAAGTAAGTGTGTTACCATTGTTGTCTGCACCTGTGAAAGTTGTTTGACCAGATGTTGCTGTATAGTTATATCTTTGTGAAGTTCCATTAACTGATGAACCTGCGTTCTGCCAACCAGATGAACCATACACACGCATAGTGTCAGTTGCTGTGTCGTAATATAAATCTCCAACATCTAATGAAGTTGTAGGTGCTGTTGCTGATACTCTGTATCTTTCTCCAAAGTAATTAACTCCAGATAAATTTCCTGCAACTGTATTAACATTGGCTATAGAACCACCAACATTATTAACATTAGCAATTGAACCTGCAACAGTTCCAATAGTGTTTGTTCCAGTTAAATTGGTAGCAACAGTTCCAATATCTGTAGCATCACCTGCTACTGCTGTTACGTCTGAAGATATTCCTGCAACCGAAGTTACGTTGCTAGATATTCCTGCAACTGTACTGATGTTAGAATTATTTCCTGCAACAGTATTTATGTTTGTAGAGTTTCCTGCTACTGAATTTATGTTAGCTGAATTGTTTGCTACTGAAGTTACATTGGAAGAAATCCCTGCAACTGAAGTTACATTACCAGAGATACCTGCAACTGTATTTACATTTGCAATATCTGTAGCTACTGTTCCAATATCTGTTGCATCATTAGCAACCGAAGTTACATCTGATGAAATTCCTGCTACTGTTGTAACATTACCAGATATACCTGCTACTGTAGAAACATTAGCGTTGTTACCTGCTACTGTTGTGACGTTAGCTGAAATTCCTGCTACTGTGTTTACATTAGCAATATTAGTTCCAACAGTATTTACGTTAGTAATACTGTTAGCAACTGTATCAATCTCTGAAGTTGCTTCGTTTAAATCATCTGCAACAGTTTCTACTTCTGATACTGCTTCAGCTAAATCATTAGCTACTGCAATAACTTTTGTAATATCTGTAGCAACAGTATTAACTGAGCCTATGTTAGTAGCTACTGTGTTAATATTTGTTTCGTTAGAATTTACTGAATTGATATTAGCTTCATTAGAATTAACTGCATTAATATTAGCTATATTTGCGTTTACTGTAGTTAAAGCTGTTTTGTTTGCAGAAGATAACCAAGTGTTTTCTAAATAATTTTTAGTAGCAACATCTTGTGCTGACGTAGGGTCAGTAACATTTCTTATTTGCTTATTAGTTGCGTCATATTGAAAATCTACATTCGAAATCTTAATTACATCATTAGCGTCATCAATACTTTCTTGTCCCATAAAGAAAGCTTGGTTTGAGTCTGTATCTAAATCGTTTTCAGTTAAGACCGAACCTGCCGCATAATCAACTAATCTTGAAGTTTGACTTGTTCTACGTCTAATTTCAATAGCACTTAAATTAGCCGGTGGTGAAGAAAATGTGATTTGAGTTCCTGCTGAGTTATAAGTAAAAG